ATCTTTAGCTAAAATGTTAATCTCCATACCACCAAAATCTGTAAGAGTTAGTGTTGAGTTAGAGTTACCATCAGCATAAATAGTTACATTATCAGCATTTGAATCTGCATGAACAACACCACCAATGAAATAATTAGCATCAGCGCCTGTATCAAAGATAATGTTTTCTGCTTCTTCTGCAGCGCCACCATAAATAAATTTAAAGTGTGAACCAGCAACTGGTGAAGGTAATGTAATTGTTCTATTAGCGGTGATCGCTGGAACTACAATTAGTCTTCCACTGTGTGTTGCATTAGTAAGAGTTGTATCTTCATCTCCCAATGTAACAGGTCCATCACCTAAAGTGATGATTTCAGTAATCGTTCCAGTAGCTGCCGCTTTACTGACAGTTTTAAATGTGTCTTCAGATCTTAATGGACCTGAAAAAGTTGTTTTAGCCATATAGGTCTCCTTTTCCGCCAACATAGTCCGAGACATTGTCTACTACACGAGTCTATGCTGACTGTTTTAAAATGTGTAGTGAGATTAATATACTCTTTATTTAATATAAATACAATAAAAAAGGGCGGCCGAAGCCGCCCTAATTTTGTTTTGTATTGCTTTTAAGAATTAAGCACCTGGTGAACCAAAAATACCACGCCAGTCAGACCAACCGAAGCTGTATCTTTCCCTAGCTTTGTATTTAACATTACCAGTTTCGAAATCACCTTCCATAGAAGTAGCTACTGCTGCTCTTTGGAAATGCTTCATTCCATTAGGTACATCGGTTTTAATAAACCATGCATCTGTATCAGTTAAGTAGTTATTAACTACATAACCTTCTGGAATCATACCCATGCTTTTCACTGCATTGATGTCATTATCAGCAGTTGAAGTTCTACCAGCAGACTTCATAAGTCTTTCAGCTGTGAACTGTAGTGCTGATGGGATGATCATCTTACGTGCTTTAGCAGCAACTTTTAGACCTCTATCATCAGTTAAAGCAGCAATATCAATTAATGCTTGCTCTAGTGATGTTTCGTTAAGGTCTGCAGCTGTGGTAAGCTCGTTTTTAACGTCTCCACCAGTAGTACTGTGGTCAGTTGCACAAAGTTCTTTTGAATCACCGCCAGTATAAGAACTGTTAAATGCTCTGTTAAGAACATTAGCAGATTTTACCTGTTTCGTGTGAGCCATAGAACGTGCAAGTGCTTTCGTATAACGAGTGCTGACTTTGTCGTAAAGGTTATCCTCTACAGCCTCTTCAGTTATTGAGAAAGCTAATGCCACTGTCTCATGTGTGTAACGTGCTGTGAATGACTCAGTTGCAGAATCAAAAGTAACGGCCTGACCTTCAGGTTTTACTTGTGATGCACCGAAGCCTGACATCATTACTTCTTCTTCAAAAGCTCTGTCAGAATTCTCTGTGTCAAAAATTTCAGCATGTTGGTTTTCGTATTGTGCGTACTCTAGTCCGAATAGTGCATTCAAACCAGGTTCTAACTCTTTAGCAAGTTGTGCTCTGTTTATAGCCATAATTTAAATCCTCCTATAGTCCGGTTATAAGTTTATACGCGTGCTCGCCAGTGTTAAACATAACATATGCATTAGCATTAGCTGAGCTTGTGTCGCTATTATCAGGATCTTTTGAGAACCCGATTTGTCTGAATCCACCAGAAGCTGTAGTAGTATAAGTACTAGTATCAATTTCAGATGTGGATAATCCAGTTGTTGTACTCCCAGCAACACCAACGAAGTCGTGGTTAGCATTGTTGTTATTAGCAACTGTAGCTGATCCGTCATGTTGTGCTTCAAACACAAGATTAGGGTCTGCATATACAGAAGCTACTGCATCAGTAGCGGCTGTACTAGTTGGCCAATAAGCAGAGTACGTAGGTTTTGAAGTAGTTGGGTCCGTATAGAATACGCCACCGAAAACACCACCTTGTTGGGTGTCTCCTGCAGCTGCAGCTTCTATGCCGCCTCCTGCAACTAACTCAACAACTTGACCAGTATAAATGGCCGCAGTTGTGTAAGTAGAGGCAATTGAGTATTCTTCTGTACGAATTTCCCCGCCACTCATCGATCTTGCGGGCCTAAACCCGAAAGCTGCGTCTTTATTTGCCATAATTATAGTCCTCCTCAGACTAATAAATTATTAGTTATTAATCCAAATCTTTGAACAATGTTGTTAGGTGTAAAATCTATTTAGATTCTTTTGCACCGCCAAAGCTTACTCTCGATTGCCTATCTGGATTGTCTATAGGCATACTAGGATGCTGCTCCCTTAGAAGATTATTATCAACAGCTTCCTGTTGATCTTCGGTTTGCTGACGGAAATATTCATTTCGTTCATCAACAATTTCTTTAGGTATTTTGGCTAGCAGTAATCCACCTACTGAAACAACGCCTTTCATAGCTCCGTCGTCAACTGTTGGGGCATCGAAGTCTCCAAGTTCTTCCAGTCTAACTGGTTCGTAACCTTCTCGCATTCGAGATGCTACGTTCTTCTTGTCTTCTTGTCCCATGACTTCAGCACGAATCCAACGATATTGGTATCCGGCTGGTGGCTCAGGCGCGTCCAACCTAGATGGTGGTCGCCAAGGCTGCCTTCTGGCAGTTTTCTCTCTAGTTTGAGATGAGCGTGAGGTTCTTGTTTTATTATTCATATGCTACTCCTTCACGTATTTAGCGTATTCTTCTAATGGCACACCTAGTTTTTTAGCGATTGCAACCTGTGAGGGTGTGAGTCTTACAGTTCGTTTTCCATGTTTGGAATTAGTAGACTTTACAGCAGGTGCGACAGTTTGGTCAACTGTTTTTTTGCTTTTTTCTACTTCAAACTTATGTGGAAACTGTTCTCGTATCTGACGGTCTATTTCACTGTAATAATCATCAGATTTAGGATCATAACCTTCTTGTTCAACAAGTTTTCTATGAATTGCAAATGCCGTATACGTCATTGCTTCATCTTGTCCAAACCACTTATTTTCTCCCGCCCAAGATTGAGCTTTTTCATCAGGTTGTGGAGGGGGTGCTTGTTGGTACTCAGGTTGTTGAGGAACTTGTTGTCGTTGCTGAAATTGTTGAGCTTGATGTTCAAGTTGTTCTTTTTGAATTTTTGCACGCTCTGCATCAAGTGTCGCACGTGCAAGCACAGTTTGTGCATCGGCTTGTGACTCTACATCACCTTCTTCAATTGCTTTTTTTAATCTTAGTTTTGCTTCTTCAATTTTAGAAGTTGAAGCAGATTCGCTTTTTTCTGCATAGCCATAATTTAAATTTGAGAGTTGTTGTTCAAGATGTGCAGATTTTCCTTGTATCCCTTTAGCATATTTTAATGCTGCATCTTCTCGACGTTCTGATTCACGGAGTTTACCGACAAGTTTAGAAATTCGTTTATTAACTTTTTCACTATACTCTTCGTGCTCACCTTTATCCGTTGACGGTTGTTCGTCTTCCGTTTTTTCTGGTTCAGGTGCCGCTTCTTCTTTCGGTTGTTCTTCAACAACTTCTTCTTCCGCTGGTGTTACTTTGGATTCATCTAATTCAACATCAACGGCTTCGCCGCTAGTGTCGATTGGAACGAGTTTATCGTCCGCTTTTTCTTTTGTTTGTGCCTCTGGCATGGTTCTTGTTCTCCATGGTTAATTGTTGCAAGATGACTTACATATGTAATATGTCAGTCGGATCCTGTATTATAGCAAGTATTTCATCATCATTCAAGAGTCTTAAATCACCACCGTCAATTTTTAATCTTGCCCCCGCATAACGTGCAAAGATCACCCAATCACCTTTTTTACACCATGGTCCATCAGGGAACTTATTTGTATCGGCATACGCATCAGGGCCAGTGGCTAACACATAACCGCAAACGGTTGCTAATTGCTCTCTTTCTCGCGCCTGATCAGTTAATATAATGCCACCTTTACTCTTTTCAGCGCCTAAATAAGGTAATATTAATACTCGCCAACCAGTCGGTTTTGGTAACTTTTCGGCTATATTTTCATCAATATTTTCAGGATCAATGTATTTTGACTCTCTTTCACCGTAGATATCTTCAACTTCTTGTTGTTTTTCTTCTATTTCAGCAGCAGTTTTGCCTTCTTCAGCAATTTTTGCTTTTTCTTTTCGTCTAGCTTTGGCTATACGCTCTGGTAAAATCAAATCACTCACTTTTTTCTCCTTTATCTAGTATTTCTTTAATATCGTCTTCAAGTTCTTCAAGAATTCGAAACTTTCCGATCATATAATTATAATCATTACGTTCTGTAGTGCTGCCTTGCATTACAAAATTTGTTGTTTGCTCTTTCTTGTCGCGAATAAGACGTAAAATCTTATCGCTCAACCATAATCCGTCCATTTATTCCTTTTTAATCTATCTTTGGAAACAATTTACCATGTATCTGTATAATTTTATCATCGCCGCGTTTAATAATATCGTATCCTCCGGAGCCTTGCCTGCCCTGTTTGTATCCCGCTGCTCTAAGTTTTTTAATTGCAGCTGGACTATATGGTTTTTCTGCACTCATTATAGCTCCGATCTTATTCGTTGATATTTTTTCATTATACCACCGATTCCATTATTTACAACACCATTATCTCCCATAATCATCATACCGCCACCCATTCTACCTACACGGCCACCATTTGCTTTTAAACCTGAGAAAGGATCATCTCTGAAATTAGGGTTTGTTATATATTGAGGAAATTTATTTTCTATAATGTCCATAATTTTCCAAGGGCTCATATTAGGGTACTTTTCAGTCATTGATTTAAAAGCCTCTTGCCCTGTTAAGGTTAAATTCATTTGTCTTCCTTTTAAATTATATGTTTCTTCATCAGTAGGGTTTTGTGTATCTTGAACATAAAAATTTTCATTAGCACCATTAGCAAAACCAATTCTGCCACCATTAGCAGCATACATAGCAGGATCTTGTCCGAGAAGTCTCGCATAATAATCTCTTAGGTTAGTAGATGTTCTTTGAGCAGAGATTGGAGTAACAACAGGTGTTGACATAGTATTTGCTCCTACATTAGAATAATCTATTGCACCAGTAGGTTTCGTATCTATCCGGGGGTTAATTCCAACATATCCTTCATCTGCTGTTTCTTGATCCATTATGTGTTTAACTATCGGTCTGTCCCCTAAAAATTTTGCAAAACCGCCACGAGTATCTATTGCTCTTCTGTCAGGGCCACCCATTTCTCTTGCCATTTCTCTTTGGTATGCTTCATTAGCAGTGAAAGTTGGAGTATCAAGTGGAACACCCATGAAATTTAAAGCAGATGTAGCAATACCGCCAACTGTGCCAAGTTTACCTACATCACTAAGTTGTCCCATACTTCCAAGTCGTTTATCATCTTCAGTATAAATATTTCCAAAAATATCTCGTTTTACAGTTTCTGGAGTAGCTCCCATAAAATCTATATTTGGATTTTTATCCATCACTTCTTCAAAAGCAGTTTTAGCCGAATGTGTTTCTCCTTCAGGAACAATGGCTCCTAATCCTTGCGGCCCCATAGCTGCTTGAGCAGCAGCTTTTTGTGCCGCTAAGTCAGCTTCTTGTTGAGCTTTTAAATCTGCCATCCTTTTAAGTTTTTGACGTTCAGCTTCTGCTTCTTTAGCTAGTCTTAGTTCGTTTTGTCTTTGAAGTTCTTGTCTTGCCAATTCTGCTTCATTAACTCTAGACTGTTCTATTCTTCTTGCTTCTTCTTCAGCTTGAAGTCTTTGTTGACGTTGCATTGCATCTCTCTGCAAGTTTTTTTGTCTTTGAGCATCTGCTATTGCTTCTTTTTGTCTTTTAGTAAGTCCTCCTGCTGGTAGCCCACCAGCTCTTCGATCTGGGCCACCTCGATCTCTATCACTACCTCTTAGTCCTCTACTAGCTCTAGAGTGTCTACTTCGTCTAGCTCCTCCTCCTGCAAACCCTTCACGTTCATCGTAAGAAATAGCTTTATATACTGGCATTATTTATCTCTCCCATTTGGCTTCATAGCAGCTGATACAGTTTTCTCCATATTAGCAGTTATCTTTTCAGCTTTGTCCATAACTCTATTAACACTATCTTTTTCTAATTTATCAACAGCGATAGCTGATCTAATTGCAACAGCATCTTTTTGTTGATCAATTTTTTCACGATCAACTTTAGTGTTAGTATCTAGTTTTTTCTTCTCAAGACCAAGCTTCTCGTTTGCTTCTTTACCTTTGCGAATCATTTCTTTTTCACGTAATCCTAGCTCATCTTTTTTAAGTTCTACTAATGGATCACTCGCTGAATCTTTTAATAATTGTTCATACTCTGCAATAAACTCAGAAATTAATTCTTGTTCAATATCGGCTACTTTTTTCTGCATTTCCTGCATCATTTGTTGTTGCTGTTGTTGCATCATTTGTTGTTGCTGTGGTTGCATTTGCTGCATTTGCTGCATTTGTGGTGCCATCTCAGCTTGAACTTGTTCTTGAGCTTTAAGTGATATGTGCTGCATAATATGTCCTTGCACATTAGCCATTAGCATTGGATTACCTTTAACAACACTACTATACATTAAAGAAAAGTGTGCTTCCATATGAGCATCATGATTTTGTCCTTGAAATGCTTGTGCAGGCATGCCTGAAAGCAGCTCTGCATTTTCTGTTGCTGGATCTTTTGGTTGTGGTTGAGGCGGTGGGGGTAACATAGCTTCAATATTTTGTACACCCATTGCTTCATACATTCTTCTATATGCTTCATGAATATTGTGCATCTGCGGTGCAGCTTGTGCTAATTGTAATTGTTGTTGAGCAAGTGTTACTCTTTGTGTAACTGAAAAAATATTTGGATCAGATACAGGTATTACATCAATACGTGCATCAAAGTCTTGTGCTTTAACAGCCTGATTACCGCCAACAACTTGATACGGATAAACTGGAGGTAAAGTTTCTGCAAATAATTGTGAAAGTAATTTAAATTCTTTTCCTTGTGCTGAGTGCATTCTTTTATGAATCGCAGACATAACTTTCATTCCACGCTCTAGTAATGCCATAGTTGTGCCAACAGGATTTACTTCATTACCTTCACCAAGTTTCATATCAGCAACAGCAGCAAATGATTTACCACTGTCAATTACAAAACTTAGTAGATTAAATAATGTTTGTGATGGCTCTTTGTAAGGTAATGGTACTAATGAATTACGAATATCTCCAGCAGGTGCGTCGACATCTCTAAACTCACCTGGAGTTAATGGCTGATCATCATCACGTATTCTAAGCCCTCGAGCTTTAAATCCGGCTGGTAAATTGACGAGTGTGCCAGCGTCGATAAGTTGTCGTAATATGGAAGTTGCGGTTTTTGTAAGACCACCAAGCATATGAATAAGACCAAAACCATAAAAACCAAGACCTGGCAGAAATTTATAATGTACAAAATATTGTTTTTTAGTTTTAAGCTGGTCACCTTCCGCCCAGTTTCTCCTTATAGATAAAATTTTATTGGAATTCTCTTCAATAGTTACAATATACGGTAAGCTAATTCCAGTCTCTTCCCCTGCCGCATTGGCATCTTCATGTCCTGGTAAATCAAGGTCTGTATGTATCTCAAGTAGAGTGTACATATTATCTTTAGTGTAGACTTTTTTCTTACCAGCTAGTTCATCAATTTTATCTTGAACTGCACTTGGATCATCTTCGGGTGCTTCCCCTACTTCTACATCACGGTAAAATCCTGATACTTGAAACTTCCTCAAGTCATTTGCCATCATCTTTACAACATGAGTAATTCTAGAGCATGTCATTAAGTCTGTTGCTTGATATGGAACCACTAAATCTTCTGATGATACAAATTTAGAAACGGGTCTACCTAACGTATTGTCAAAATATATTTTACGGAACGCCGAACCTGATAAGGGTAGGTGAAATAGCATTTGATCAAGTTCGGGCTCGTATTCCTCCATGACGTGGGTGAGTTGGAAATTCATAAATTCTTTAACACGATTTGCTTGTGCCTCGACTTGTGGATTAGTCGCGCCCATAATCTGTGTTTTTACAGGACCACCTGCTGGATATAATTCTTTATAAGATTGAGCTTGAAACTGTGTTACTGATTCTGCAAGTAGTGGGTGTGATACACCTGATGCTCCTGGAAAAGGGTTTGTGCGATCATCATATTTCATACCTAATAAATCTAAACCTTCAGCATAAGTTGATGACCAGTCTTCACGAGAATCTTTATCCCCATCATAGGCATCAGAAAGTTCTCTTGCAATAACATCAAGATCACCATCACTCATATTCTCTGCTAGGTTTTCATTATGTCCACCCATCATTGGCTGTTGTGGACCTAAGCTTATAGTTGCTCCACCATCAGCATCTAACTGCGGATCCCCATCCATAATATCTACTTCTTGTGCTCTTATATCGAACTTCATTTGTTCTTTAAGAGGCATATCTCTATCTACTATTGCCATTCTAAACTCTCAGTGTGGCTAATCCTTCGGTTGCCACTGGACCTTTTACTTGTGGACCCATTGCTCTAAAATTAAAGTAATCATCTTCTTTTAATCCGTATGGTTGATATTTACCTAACCATGAATCTAATTCTAATACCGCAGAATCTTCTAGTGCTTGCATAAATACATCGCCCATACTACTTGCAGTTTGTAGGCCACCTTGTGTTTCTATTTCTTGTAAAAGTTCGTCTGGATCTGTTTCCATTGCGTCAGGTTCTAATAAATAATCATCATCCCCGCCATTAGCAAATCCTATACGGCCGCCGTTAGCAGCATAGACTTGAGCTTCTTGTGGGGTTATATACTGAGCTGCTACGTTAGCTGCAGTATCTGCTGCAGGTGTAGCTGCTACATCTGGAGATGCATAATCAAAATAAGGTGTATCTAACACATCAGTATAATATTGTGACATATTAGTTGTGGGATCTGCAACTGTTGGAGTTGTATAAGATGTTTGATATGTCATTGGAGAAATTGATTCTAATGAAAGCGGTGTTGCCGCTGTAGTTGCTACTCCAGGTGTTGCTGCTTCAGGGATTACTTCAGCCGGTGCAGCTGCTGCTTCGTCATCATAAATTATAGGTTCAGGTTCAGGATCGGCCCAGGGAGCAACTTCACTACTTAATTGTGATTCAGCACCAGATGCAATAGAACTTGGATCCATACCGAGAACACTAGCCATTCTATTATAGTGATCTAAATAAAGTTTTGATTGGGCAATTTCTTCTGGAGATCTATACATAGTATCCGTAATCGTCCCACTAAAGAGGCCTCTTGGGTCACCACTTTCAATAACTGCTCTTTTCCATGCTTCTACATCACCATGAGGTGATCCTGCTCCTATGTTTTCTGGAGCTGCCCACCATTGTTGCCATAATGGATCTCTGAATGATTCTTCTCTATATGTTGGGTCCGCTGTTGATAACCAACTGTACATATCAGATATGTCTTTATGTTGTCCTTTTTTACCTGCTTGTTTTCTTTGCCAAGCCTCTTCCATTTTTCTCCATTCTCTATCACCGCCGCCTTGAAAACCAATACGGCCACCTTCAGCAGCCATTTGAACATTATCTATGCCTTTATCAGCCCCTGTATCCATTTGTTGAATAACTTGAACAGCCATTGCGATTTCTTCTGGGCTTAATATTGATTCAACTATTTCAATTCCTCTATCTCCCATACTTTGAATAATTTGTATGGCGAGCATAATTTTTCTCTCAGGATCTTGTTCGTCTCTTAACATTGAAACTAACCCTTGTTCGTCGTCCGGTAACATTTCATCACCAGGAGCTGGTATAATGTCAGCTTCCTTGTTTCTATAGTCTTCCATGTATGGATCACCGCCAAGGGCCAACCCTACACGGCCACCATTGGCACCTGTTACAACTTTAAAACCGGCATCAAGCATTCTATCAGTGCCATAATCACCGCCAGGTTTTTGAGTAGATGGATCATAAGGAGGTATGGTGTCAAGAGCATCACCTATTGGCCTAAGAGCATCCATAATATCAGGAAATCCCCAAAACTGAGATAACTTCATTCTATCATCATCGGCTTTACTAGCGATAGAATCTATAAAATCATCAAAAGAAAAATCTTCAGGAATCATTCCTTTTTCTTTTGCTGTTATATACTCCTGAAAGAGTCTGTTTCCCATTAATTCACCTTTTTATTACCCGTATTAATACTAGCACAGAATATAGCAGTTTATTTAGTTTTACCATAGCTTTTTTTACTTTTGGCATCAGCAGCTTTTTTATCTCCTAAGTTTTTC